ACCCCCTTCCGCGGCGAGCCTCTTCGGCTCGGCGCCGGCAGAATAGTGCGATGGCGGCAGACGACCGTCCCGGAGCCCAGCTCGTAGCTTCCGAGCTCGAGCGGGAGGAAGCCCCGGCATCGGACGGCTTGCGCCCCGCTTCGGCCTCCGCTCCACGAGCAACGGCCGAGCTGCTCTCGCGCCTCATCGACGACCTGACCTACCTGGTGCAGACGCCAGAGGCGAAGTACCTGAAACGGAACCACAGCGCCTTCGTCGATGCGCTCAAGCGCATCGACTACGTCCGGCCCTTCGAGCCCTCATGACCCGGAAATACGTCCGCTCGAAGGTGCGCTCGAAGCCGCGGCCGACCATGGTCGACCCGACGGCGAAGCAGAAGGCCTCGAGCCGGCAGGCGCTGAAAGATGACCTCGACGCGCTCCTGGCAGAGGTCGACGAGGTCCTCGAGGAGAACGCCGAGGACTTCGTGAAGGGCTACATCCAAAAGGGCGGCGAGTGAGAGCCTCCGGCTTCCCCTGCCCGTTCTGCCTCGCCACGGAGGCTGAGGTCCGCCAAATGGCGGCCACGGCCGAAGACGGCGCTCAGCTCGAGCTCCGGTGCCTCGCGTGCGACTACATCTGGACCGAGAGACCGTAAGGAGGTTCCATGCTGACCCTGCTCCTCCTGTTCGCCTGCGCGGCGTGGGGCGTCACAGGCTGGCAGCTCTGCTGCTCGCGGCATCGCCAGAAGGGCATGGAGACCGACCACCTGTTCGACTCGCCGGCAGACCTCCTTCCCGGGGGTTCCCCCCTCTTCGTCCCGGACGACTGGGACGAGCCGGCCCGCACGTGAAGGGCAAGGCGTACTTCATCTGGGTCCTGCCGCTCCGCCTGATGTGGGGCGAGGTCAAGGACGTCGCGTGGTTCACGCGAGGCCTGTTCCGGTGAAGTGCCCGTACTGTCCGGCCTCGCTGTCCGCCCGCGAGTACGCCTGGACCCACGTTCACCCGACCCGCTGGGGACGGCCCATAGGGGGCGCCCTCATGCTCGTCGGGTTCTTCCACGTCACCATCGCGGTGCTGATGTTCGCCGGCCGCTGAATGCAAGGTTGGACCCCTAACCTTGCATTGCGAGCCGCCAAATGCAAGGTTAGCTCCGAACCTTGCGCAAGGGCCGGGAGGGTCGATGCCTGAGCTGAACCTGAACCCCGGCGCCCAGACGGACTTCGTCCTGTCAGACGCCCAGTTTGCCGCCTTCATCGGCGGCCTCGGCAGTGGGAAGACCTTCGCGGGACTCGCGCGCGGTCTCCGCCTCTGCCTCCAGCCGAAGGTCGGCTCCCAGTACCACGCGCCTCGCGGGGTGGTCGCCGCCAGCACGTACCCTGTGCTGAACGACAACATCGTCCCCCAGCTCGAGGCCATGGTCGAGACGACCGGGCTCGCGAACTTCAAGAAGGACTACCGCAAGGCCACCAAGGAGCTGACCCTCATCAACGGGTCGGTCATCCGTCTCCGGTCCCTCGACCGGCCGGACTGGATGCGTGGCCCGGAGTACGCGTGGTTCTTCATCGAGGAGGGCCGCAACTGCGGCCACGCCTCATGGAACATCCTCACCGCTCGCCTCCGCCAGAAGGGCTACAGGACGAGCGGCTTCGTGACCAGCACGCCGAACGGTTACGACTGGATGTGGCGGGTGTTCAACGAGGACTCCCCGACGAAGGTCGAGAAGGCTGTCTGGTTCAACGCCCCCACGGTCCAGAACAAGACTCTCCCCGAGGGCTACATCGAGAACCTGAGCTCGAACTACTCGGGCCGGTTCTACGAGCAGGAGGTCCTGGGCCGCTTCATCGGCCTGGTGGAAGGCGGCGTGTTCCCGTACTGGGACCCGCAGCGCTTCTGCCTCGAGGCCGAGGTGGCGTACGACCCCGAGCTCCCGCTCTACTCGGGCTGGGACTTCGGCTACGGGGACCTGGGAGTTTGCCTCTTCATGCAGGTGAAGTGGCAGGACAGGGAGGGCTCCTACAAGGGCCCCCGCGTCCAGACCCCCGAGCTCCGCGTCCTGTACGCCATAGGCGAGAAGGAGTGGACGTCCGCCGACTGGGCGAACGCGTACCACACCGCGCTGCGCGAACGCTTCGGCGGCGTGAAGACCAAGGGCGACTACGGGGACCCCGCTGGCATCCAGCGGAACCCGAGCACCGGCTCGAGCATCATCGCCGACCTGAACACGGCCGGCGTGCCGGTCGGGCCCGTGCCCAAGCGGCCTCAGGACTTCTCCCTCCGCATCCTGAACAACCTCATGGCCGGCGAGAAGGTCTGGGTGCAGCGCGAGGGTGCCGAGGTCGTCAGCCAGGCGCTCGCTTCCCACAAGTGGAAGCTCGACGCCGACGGCATGAAGGCCACGAAAGACCCAGTCCACGACTGGACATCCCACTACGTTGACGCTCTCCGGTACGCCGCGACGATGCTGCTGCCCTTCGGGCCGCGCGAAGCGGAGTCCGTCGAGGGCGATGAGGCGTTCGCCGCGAACACCTACGGCCACGTCTTCGACCAAGTCCTGAACCCGTCGGGCCGCGCGCGGCGCCTTCGGTCGAAACCGACGTTCAGCGCCGAAGGAGTCATCCGTCCATGACGAAGAACACGGTCTTCCGCGTCTACGAAGACGAGGAGACGATGCTCAAGGTCTACAACCGGCGGCTTCGCATGGCGCAGGTGGACTACGAGAAGCGCGAGCCCGGGTACAAGCAGTTTCTCGCCCGGTACCAGAACGAGCCGACCGAGGACCAGCTGACGCCGGACGGCCTCCGCGTCAACGTCACGCAGGGCATCGGCACCATCGACACGATGTTCTCTTCCCTCACCGCCGTCGACGTGGAGTTCATCCTCCGGCGGAAGGGCAAGGCCACCGCGGAGCAGCTTCTCGCGGCCGAGGGCGGCCTGAACCAGGCGATGAAGGACACGAAGATGCAGCGCCGGGCCAAGAAGGCCATCAAGGACGCGCTCATCGTGGACATCGGCTGGGCGAAGGTGTACTACGACTACGCCGAGGACACGGAGGTCCGCGACCGTCCCGCGGCCGCAGTGCGCGCGGAGGTCGCCGAGCTGCTCGGCAAGGACCCCGACATGGACACGGCGACGCTCGAGAAGATGGTGGCGATGACCGAAGAGGTCCCCATCATCCTCCGGGACCGCGTGTGCGTCGACTACGTGCCGTTCACCGACATCCGGTACGACGTGTCGGCGAAGCAGATAGAGGACGCGCGCTGGGTCGCGCAGCTCACGAAACTCCCAGCGGAAGAGGTCCGGTTCAACCCCCAGTACGTCGAGTTCGTGCTCGAGCGGTACGGCAAGACCGAGGGCCAGCGCAAGCTGGACGAGCTCGAGGGTGACACGAACGTCAGCGGCGGCATGGACTACGCGGACGTCGAGGGCCTCGGCGCCAACGAGGACACCGCCGACGACATGCGCGTGACGGTCATCGAGATGTGGGACCTCGAGACCGGCCTCGTAACGGTCTACCCGAAGAACAAGGTCGACCTCATCCTGCACCAGCGGCCGAACCCCCTCATGTTCAACATGGACCTCGAGGACCGAAACCCGTTCAAGCCGCTCATCATCCGTGACGACCCCGACAACCTCGAGGGCCTCGGCGACATGCGGGTCATCATGCCCGCGCTCGAGGAGCTCGACTTCTACCGCGCGAACATCGCGACGCACGTCCAGCGCTCCATCCCGAAGGTCTTCGGCCCGAAGGACGCGCTCGGCGCGCAGGGGCGCAAGGCGCTCGGCAGCGACGAGTGGATGGCGTACGTCGGGCTCGAGAACCAGCACACGTTCCAGGAGATAGGCCAGCCGGCCATCCCGCCCGTCCAGCAGGAAATCTACGACCTCCAGGAGCGCATCCAGGCCGAAATCGAGGAGACGACCGGGCAGAACGAAATCACCCGGGGCGTCTTCCCCTCCAAGCGCACGACCGCGACCGAGGCGCAGCTCGTCACCACCGGTGGCCAGGCGCGCCAGGGCGAGCGCCGGTCCTGCCTCGAGGAGTGGTACCTCGACATCGCGGCGACGGCCCTCCAGCTCATGCAGCTCTTCTACGACGCGGAGCGCATGGCGACCTACATCTCCGACGCCGGCGAAGAGTTCGAGTGGACCTGGACGAAGGAAGACATCGCCGTCGAGGCCGACATCGACATCGCCCTCACGCCGAAGGAGAACCTCACGCGCGAAGAGCGCTTCCAGCGCGCCATCTTCGTCGCGAACATGCTGCTCCCCATGCCGGAGGCCGACCGAGCCGAAATCATGACCTGGGTGTTGCGAGAAGCCGGGCTCGACCCGGAGGACACTCGCAAGATGGTGAAGACCCAGGAGGAAGCCCAGGCCGGACAGCTGGCCGAGACGGCAGCGGCGAACGTCTTCGCCGAGGGGCAGCAGAAGAACGTCGCGTACGGCTCCATGTACGGTGGGGGCCCGAAGCGCGGGTAGGCATTAGCCGGCCTCACCAGCCGGCACGCTGTCCCGCCAGCGTCATACCCCGGGGTGGTTCCCGGCGCGGGCGGTGGGTTTGGCCACCCACCGGCAATGACATTGCACGAAGGTCTCTGGTCCAACGGTAGGACGCCGCTCTCCAAAAGCGGAAGGTGGGGGTTCGAGTCCCTCGGGACCTGCAAAGTACGCCACTTCTGGCGTACAACGAAGTGTCGAGGCCCAAGCTACAGCGCAATCGCGCCGAGGGCGAAGGGTACAACGCAGGGAGATGCACCATGGCACCAGAAGCAGGGCTCGAGAGCGCCATCGCTGAGGCGCTGACCGAGTCGAAGTACACCCCCGAGGACGACCTCGAGGCACAGCTGGCGACGTTCGATACGGAGCTGGCCGAGGACCCCGACGAAGGACTCGAGGCACCAGCGGAACCACCCAGTACGGCCAAGGCACCCGCAGAGACTTCCGTGCCGGCCGAGAGCGAGACCTTCACCGCTGAGGAGCTCGCCACAGCCGAAGCCACGGACTCCTACTGGGGTACTGACCTGACCGGTGTTCCGGTCGAGAGGAAGGCCGCTCTCATCCGCCACCTCTCGCAACAGGACAGCACCATCAGCAAGCTCCAGGCCAAGCTCGCCGAGCCGCTGGAGGTTCCCGAAGCGTCGACGGAAGAGGTCGAAGAGGTCACCGATGCGCAGCTCCTCGCTGTGTACGGCATCGACCCCGAGGACTTCTCCATCCCCGACGCCATGAAGGGGGCCATCATCCGGCAGGCTCGGAACCAGCTCGCCTTGGAGGACCAGGTCGCGACGCTCACGAACCGTGAGCAGGTCCGGGACTACCAGTCGTCGTGGAACACCGAGCTCGACACGCTCGAGTCCACGTACGGCGAGCTCCCGGGAACCCGCGAAGAGGTCCTGCGTTACGCCCTCCGCGAGGAGGTCCTGACGCCGGCCGACCTGTACTTCAAGCTGACGGCCCCCGTGAAGCGGGAGGTCGAGTCGCTCGCCGCAAAGGCGCGGCGCGACGCTGGGAAGCGCGAGCAGAGCGCGGGCGTGAAGCCCCGTTCGAGCTCCGCCGAGCCGGCAGCTGTGCAACCCGGCATGTCCATGCGCGACGCGGTGAAGGCCGCGGCCATGGCCGCTCAGAAAGAGACGGGCCACAGCTGGAAGACCGCCGTCAAGCGAGTCTTGACGTCGCAGCCTGAGAGCTCCGAGTAACGCAGTAGGAGAGAACAGAAATGTCCATCTACGCAGACCAGTTCGACATCCTGGTCACGACCACCCTTG